AGTTTTATCATATAAGCCTCCTAAGAAGCCAGAATGCCGGGAATCTGATTCTCGGCATTCTTATTTTTTGTCTTTGTCTGTGTATTCAACAAGTTTTTCCTGTGCGGACTGTTTATAATTTGGCCCAAACGGACTCCCGCCATATTCATTAGTGCTTACATCACTTGAAAGATTGTCTATAAGCTTTTGGGTGGCTTCATCTTTTCCTTGTTCGTAATTCGGGCCAAATTGATGTCCTCCGTAATCATTCGTTGATGCATCACTGGAAAGATTCTGTATCAGTTTTTCTGTCGCCTTATTTTTCATTCCTTCTGCGATAGCTTTCTCAAACTTATTGTATTCTCCGGTAGGACCTGAGCCTATCACCTTTCCTGTAGCGTTTGATATTTCCACTCGCGATACATTATTCCCCGTCGTTTTGTTTTTGCTTCCTGTCGAGTAGGATCCTGAGGTTCCTTTGTATTTTTCGGCTTCTTCCTTAGGACCTATCTTAAGGACCTGGCCAACTTGTAATACATTAGGATTCTTGAGCCCGTTAAGGCTGGCCAGGTACGGGTATAATGAGCCGTCGCCGTAGAATTTCTTTGATATGGCCCAGAGCGTATCCCCGCTTTTGACCGTATACGTCTGTTCCTCGGTCTGTTCTTTTGTTTCAGCGCGTTTCTTTTTCTTCTTTGTATTTGTCTTGTTTTTCTCTTTCTTAAGTGTTACCGTTTGTACTCCATATTCTGCATATTCTTTGAACGTAATGGTAGCTTCAAGATCATTATTCAGATCAACGCTTCTGTTTACGTTATAATCCTCAAGTGTACACAGCCTTGATTCCGAATATCCGTCATTACAAAGTCCATCAGAAGAGGCATTTATGGCTAACGGAAAAACGCTGCGGTTTGCTTTCAGCTCTGAAAACAGTTTCAGGAGATATCCTGCCGACCATACCTCTTTATTGGAGTTTTTATGGCAAAAGCTGTAGGCTTTATTCGGCAAGAGAATCTTTTCCATCGTTATTTCCGTCAATCCCGGAGGAAGCACCAGATTAACCTCTTCCCCATTTATCAGCTTGAATGTCTTATTCTGGTTTTTGTACTTATAGTTGATTTTCTCGGGCGATACCGGGAGAAGAACGGAGTTGTTTTTCTTCGCCTTCTTCTTCCCCGGTGTCCCTATATAGACCAGCACGGAGCCGTCTGATTTAGTTTTGTTTTTCTTTGCCATACGTTACTCCTTACCATCCATAGTTCGAATTTGAAGCTGCTATTGCAAGCTTCTCTTCCATCTGGCCTGCGATATAATCGACAATGTTGTCTGCATCCACATCCTTATTGATATTCTGGGTTACACCGCCCAGGTCAATCTTGACTTCCGCTGTAGTGAATCTGTTTATAGCCTCTCGCTCCGAAATATCCCTCAGAAGCTTCAGAAGGTTTGTGATATCTTCATTGTTTGAAGTGTTCGAAGCTACCTTGGCGGTATTGGCGTCAATGCTGGCAAGAAGATTCGAATTGTATATATCTTCAGTATTAAAGTCGCTGTCTCCGTACGGATTCTCAGGTGCTTCCGGCATCTGGCTTTTTAGATCGTCAACCGAAACGCCTGCGGATTTTCCCTGTACGTAGTCAGTCACTTTATTGTATGCTTCAACAGCGTCCCGCTCTGTATTTCTCTTTACTTTTGTGTCAAACCATGTTTCTATCGCATTCAGGTCAAGCTTTTTATAAGGGTCTTTACCATCAGGATTTGTCACTTCAATATATGGATCAAAGAATCCCGCGGTATTGGTCCCAAAAAGATCATCCATGGCGCCTGCTATATTTTTTACAAGCTTAACAGCTCCATTTGCAGCTTCTCCAAAGAAATTGCTGATTTTGTTGGTGATGGTGATGAATCCGTTTGCGATATCTGCGATTGCTTCAACTATCCATGAAACAATATCCACCAACGTATTCCAGATGGTATCCGCCGTAGTAACAAAAGCTCCGGCTATAAGACCGAGCGCGGAATATGTGCCATCTTTTCCGTCAGTGGTCACTTTGTCAAAGAGAGTTGTCAGAGCCAGCTGTGCTACTCCTATGCCGCCTACTATCGCGGTCAGGCCCTGTACCGCGGTAGATGAAAATATTACATGCGCTGCAGTGGCAAGTTTGACCGCTACGGTATATGCTGCCATTGCGGCGCCGGCAATCCCTATTGCTGTAGCCACAATATCTATGATAGGGCCTATAGCAGACCAGTTTTCATCTATGTAGTCATATAGATCCGCCGCCCTGTCTACCAGCCATGATACCGCATCCACGACCTCAATCACCAGGTTTAGGCCATGGCTTATGAGACTCTCTATCTTTGGAAGATGGCTCTCGAGCGTATCCACAAACCTTGCTATTGCCGGCTGAAGTCTCTCGCCTATCTCCTCGCGGAAGTCTCCCCATGTATTTTTGAACTGCGTCACTTTTCCTGTCGGGAGCTCCGCCATCTCTTTTGCAAGATTGCCCCAGCTCTGATTTACAACTTCAGAGATAACGAGGGCTTTCTGCATATCGTTGCCATTCTCTATTATCGCCTTCTGTTCATCTGTTATCTTGAAGTTGTTTCTTTCGAGCATCGTATAGGATCCGTTTAGAGCTCTTGTCAGCTGTTCTGCGTAGCTTGCCATTCCTGAAGCATCTACTTCCTGACCGCCGCTCATTCCTGCGGCATAATTTGACAGTGTATCCATCATGAGGGATATTGCTCTATCATCCGTCAACCCTCTTGACAGCTCTGCAGCACCTGCCAGATACGCTTCGTCCCCGTACATGGTCTGTGACTGCAGATACGATGCTTTTTTCAGGATATTCTCATAGGCATCTGCAGAACCTGCATTTCTTAGTACATTCTGCAGCTGACGTTCTGCGGTCTGCTGCTGGTTGGCCAGATTAACAGAGTCGCTTAACCATCCGCCCGAAAGACCTATGGCGGCTATGGAAGTAGCTACTGTAAGCGCACCGGCAAGCGCCGTTCTCAGATTATCAGCTTCATTTGCAGCCGACCGCAAACCTCCGGATATGCCGCTTCCTTTGTTGTCAAGGTTTCTTACTTCATCCGCTGCATTGTTCGCGGAATCGGCAAGTTCCTCCGCTGCCGATGCGGCATTCAGAAGTTCTTCTTCCATATCCTGTATATTTGCGCTTTCAAACGAAGCCTGTGAAGCTTCGTCAGCCCTTCTGAATGATTCCGTTACCCTGTCGGCAGCTTCCATCACCCTTCTTAAGGTTTCAGACGCTTTATCCTGGAATGTAATGCTTTGATTTATCCCTGCCATATTACCGCCTCATCTTTCGTTCAATCTCTTTCCTATGTTTGTCTTCCTTTTTTGCCCTCACCATCATCGAAGCGATCACGATAGCCTTCTTCTCAGGTTCCCATTCAAGCCACCGATCTATCTGATCAGGGCCCCAGTGAAGCTCCTGTATGCAGTAATGCAGGTAAACCGCATCCGGATCACCTGCTTCTATCAGTTTTTTACTTCTTCTACCGGGTTATCCTTCTTGTTGAAGCCGTTATATTCCATTATGGCTACTACAAGCGCGCTGTATTCGCCCGGATTATCTATCAGCTCGCATATGAGAGCTTCCGCATCCTTTACGCCATAACTTTCCTGAAGTTCAACACTGTTAAGGTTCGGCTCGACGCAGGATTTCGCAAGGATAGTTTTCATATACTTGGAATTATCTACTTTAGAGTTGACCTCTTTGCCCACTATCGTGGTCTTTACGCACATATCCCTGATCTCATCGTTTTCCTTTGTGCTTATAGGACGGAACGTGAACTTCACCGGCTCACCGTTCTCATCGCAGAGAGACTTTGTGGGAGCTATTATAAGATTCTCCCTCGTTACTTTGTTTTTCTTAAGATACATTGACAACCCGCTCATGTTGTAAATCCTCCAAATTCTTAATATTTTTAATCTCGATGTTATTTGTAAATAAAAGGGGATGCCTTTGTGAAGCATCCCCAGTGAAACAGCTTATTTGATTATGAAACTCTGTAACCGGGCATTTCGGTAAATGCGGTAGGAACTTCAAAATCATCAAATGTACCGGAAATATCCATCGTGAGGCTGTCCGCTTCGGTATCGAACATCGCAATGACTGCCGAATCAAGAAGACATTCTTTCAGGATAACTTCCTGTTTTCCGGTATTTCCGGAATAGTTTTCATTTGTGGTCTGAATCTCGAATCTGGGGAATTCCCCGGTATCCTTATAGACCTGCATCATACGGGTGTATGTGCTTACATTGAAGTCAACGGTCGCTGACCATGTTCCCTTCCATCCGGTCACATAGTTTACGCGTCTGGGAGAACCGAGAAGTCCTCTTTCCTTCTTAGTAAGGTCGACCTGAGCCTTGTACTTCTGAATGTTGAAAAGACAGAAGCGTTCATCGCCTTCCGATCCATGAAGCGTGAGATAAGCTGAGCCGCCTGTTCCTGACATAATGTCGTTAACATTCATGATATTTGCATTAGGCATTATCCTTTCCCCCTTTCTCAGCTAACCACAACGGTCATGTAAAGGATTTCCATACATGATACCGGTGTAATATTGGTATTGACTACCACGCTGTTTTTCTGCTCTCCGGCTTCAACAGTGATATCGGTATTCGGTGTGAACACTTCAATAGCACGCATCTGGCGGAGCTGGTTGAAGTAATCAACCAATGCGCTCCAGAACGATGTACGTCCTTCGGCGTCATTGGGAACCTTGCCGAGATATCTGGTGTTGAACAGTGCGGCAATATCATTGCCTATCTGATTAATAACGCGGACAGTCTGATTCGACTGGAAATCAGATCCCTTGTCGTCGGTAAGGGTAACAAGTGAGTTGATATCCCTTAATACATTATAGGCATCGCCGACCTTGTGGAAAACGATCTTTCCGGCGTTGATAGCATCCTCAAGCTGTGACTGGGTGTAGGATGTGCTGATAGTGTTCTCTCCATCATATGTCATATTGGTGAGGGACTTGTTAAGAGCACAGCCTGCCTCCGCGCCTGCAAGCCAGGGAACGAGATTTGCAGCTGTAGCTTCATTGATGATGCACTCATGGTCTGCTGCCTGGTTATAGAGAACGGCCTGGATCCTGATACCGCACTCTTCAACCATACGCTTTGTGAATGCTACATAAAGAGCCTTCACAGAACCGTCGGTGGATGTGGTGCAGATGATATTGTAGGTCTGTTCCTCAAGAAGTGCCATGAAGTCGCTGTGGTTTGTTCCGGTAACAGAACTGTTTGTGCCGCCTGTACAC